CCCGGATCGTATCAGCAAGCCACCATCACCCAGGCTACTTATGGCGACCTTCGCGCATCAGCTAACAACGTACAGCAAAAGCTCACAGCCGCGACGGTCGAATCATACCTGAGTCCTAAATCCGATCAGACCAAGGGCCAAGCCCAAATACTCACAGCACACCTCAGAGCCTATGTCCAACCTGAAGTCACGGTAAACGTAGTGAATGAATCCATCGTCCATTACGTCGCTAATCCTAAGGCTTATGACCATAGTGCGAATAAGAGGAAAGCTGTAGCATTATGGCAGAACATCGTCCCCAACAAAGCAACAGCACCGCTAGGCTCATTACAAAATGACAAGCGATGCGTAGCCTCCCGAGTTACAAACATTCAGCACAAGGCACCCCTGAAAATGACTCCTTTCTTACGTAGAGTTATCAACGAATTCGTTGACTTAATGGTACCTTATGAGGCTCAACGTTCGCTCGTTCCAGTGAGCGTCGAGGCTGTTTATCAAAAACAATCACGACCCACCCAACACCGAACTCTTGACCTCGCATCAACATTAGGGCCCTACGCCAAACAATTCGTCAAAGCCTTTCAGAAAAACGAAGTCAGCGGCAAACTATCTGACCCTCGTAACATTTCGACACTACCTGCCCGTACTAAATTGGATTATTCCCAGTTCTACTATGCAGTCAGCGATTTTCTGAAAACCAAGGAATGGTATACGTTTGGTAAGACACCAAAAGAAGTCAGCTTCAGAGTAGCTGACATTTGCAGCAGATCAGACACAATGTCTGCTGGAGATTTCAGCCGCATGGACGGTAGAGTTTCTTCCATTGGAAGAACCATTACTAGCGCCATCATGTTAGCCTTATTTCCCGATCACCTCCACGAGGAACTGAAGGACCTGATGAGCAAACAGATAAATGCAACGTGTTTCACCACCCACGGCGTGAAATACAATTCAGGCACTACACGCTTATCTGGATCACCTGAAACATCAGGCCACAACACGTTAGAGAATGCATTCACCGCCTACTATGCATACAGAAGCACCCACA